CATCTTGACCAAATAGACGACAAACACAGGGCCGCCGCATGGGCCGCCGCATGGGCCGCCGCAGGGGCCGCCGCAGGGGCCGCCGCATGGGACGCCGCAGGGGACGCCGCAAGGGCCGCCGCAAGGGCCGCCGCAGGGGACGCCGCAAGGGCCGCCGCAGGGGACGCCGCATGGGCCGCCGCATGGGACGCCGCAAGGGACGCCGCAGGGGACGCCGCAAGGGACGCCGCATGGGCCGCCGCAGGGGCCTCAAACGAAATTCAAGGCGCCGCCGTTATGCGTGCCAAGGGCCAGGCGTTTTACTTCCTGCCGCTTTTTGGGTTTGCGGACCCAGAAGCCGTGATGGCAGTTGTCTAATCACTGCCATTCCCAGCTCACACCGCCACCTCCCCCAATGCCAACTCACACCCCCCGCCAGCAGCCGGTAGCCGCCGTTATGGCCTTCCTGCTGGAAAAGGCGGAAGCGACAGCCCGCGCCATTGAAATCAACGCCTTCGAAGACGGCGAGCCACTAAGCGACGAAGCGTCCCGCGCATGGATCAACCGTCTGCACATGATCGCTGGCGTGCTGACCCGCGCCTCCAAAACGCAGCGGCGCCAACCCCTCTGCACTGACACGCAGATCGAGCAAGGTGACACCGACGACCTGCACTTCTTCATTGAAAACGACAAGGTTGGGGACCCCTCGTGGCTCGCTGGCCTTGAGGCTGACCTAGCCAGCTACGACAAGGACGGTCGCCCCTACCGGATCACCGTCTACCTGCCCCAAGAGCAGTACGACAGCGAGCCCGACGACCAGGGCCCCACGGCTGCGGAGCGCAATCCCAGCATGTTGCGCGTTTGATTGCTGCGCTTTCCAATCCACCTTGCCTTTTTGCAAAATGACAACTATTACACCCAAAACTGTTAACGAGCTTCTTGATTATTGGCCTGGAAACATACCTTTCAAGGGCAGCCTTGTCTCTGAAAATGGGTGCATGTGCGCACAGGGTCAGGCGCTGCATTTCTTGGATGGCGTAACTTCAGCAGCTTTGCGCGATTACACGCAGGCAGCTGCCGACAAGCGAGTGGCTGAGCTTTTTGGTATCAGTCGCGCTCATTCTGTTTTGCTGCGCATCGTGAACGACCGCCAAGATGGTGCGCCGACTAGCGTCATTCGTAATCCCGAACAGGTGTTAGGCGACCAGTCGCATGTAGTGCTGGCGTTTTGGCGGCATCTTGACCAAATGGACGACAAAAACAGGGCCGCCGCAAGGGCCGCCGCATGGGCCGCCGCATGGGCCGCCGCAGGGGACGCCGCATGGGCCGCCGCATGGGCCGCCGCAGGGGCCGCCGCAGGGGCCGCCGCATGGGCCGCCGCAAGGGACGCCGCAAGGGACGCCGCAAGGGACGCCGCAGGGGACGCCGCATGGGCCGCCGCAGGGGCCGCCGCAAGGGCCTCAAACGAAATTCAAGGCGCCGCCGTCATGCGTGCCAAGGGTCTGCCGTTCTTTTTTCTACCGCTTTTTGGATTTGCGGACCCAGAAGCCGTGATGGCAGCAGACAACAATTTGAGTCGCACCCTCTAACTGCGCTTTCCGATCCACGCCCCCACATCCCCCAATGCCACCCACACCCCACACCCCACGCCAAACCCCGGTCGCCGCCGTTATGGCCTTCCTTCTGGACCAGGCGGAAGCGACAGCCCGCGCCATTGAAAACAACGCCTTCGAAGACGGCGAGCCCCTAAGCGACGAAGCGTCCCGCGCCTGGATCAACCGTCTGGACATGATCGCTGGCGTGCTGACCCGCGCCTCCAAAACGCAGCGGCGCCAGCCTTCTTACTTGCCAGCTTACCCATCGTGCACCGGCAAAGAGCTGGCGTAACTTCTTTTTTTCACACATTTTTCACATTGCCATGACATCTAAAACGTCTAACCCATCCGGTGGCATTGGTTTTACCGGTGTTTTGCAAATTGTGTTTATTGTTCTTAAGTTGACCAACGATATCAATTGGCCGTGGATATGGGTTTTGGCGCCAACATGGATTTCTTTTGCATTGTTGTTTTAATAATCGCTATAGGCGTTATTTGCGCTTTTTGGCTTGATCAAAAATAACACTACTTTAACGCTCAATGCTTCCATGGCTTACCTCATCACTTACCACTCCTGCCGCCATGACCATCTCACCACCAACCAGCCGCCCAGCCAAATGGAATGGATCACCCCAAAAGGGTGGTCAGCCGAACAAGCAAAGACCACCTTTGAGCTGCGGCACCCTGGAGCTACCGTCCTTCGGTGCGACCCGATCCCGTAGGTTACCGATGCCCTGCCGGCAGCTTGACAACAACAGGATTGACTCTGCCGTGGTTGCTTTCCTCCTGCTACTGGGCAACCACCTGTTGCTGTGGCTTCTCGTCGCAGGGGGTGCGCTGCTGTTCTCGCAAGTGCTGCTGATGCGCGATGCCGTGCAGATCCTGCAGTATCAACGGTTAGTGGCCCCTGTCGCCCCGGTGCTCCGCAATGACTGAAGCCACCGCATCGGCGCCGTGCTGCGGAAACTGCCGCTACAGCGTGGTAAATCAAGTCGAACATCGGCTCACCTGCAACCGCTACGCACCTAAGGCTGAATCTTGCTACGGCACGGGCCCAAGAGATACCGTCGGCGACTTTTGGACTTACTGGCCTTCTGTCTCTAGCGCCGACTGGTGCGGGGAATGGGCATCGCCTACTGAAGTTGACTTGGCGCCGCCAACCCTGCAGGAAGTACAGGCCTTTGCCGACCTTATGGCCATGACCGGCCCCCCGCCCCACGGCGATATCACACCGTTTCCTGCCAGCGACCAGCAGGAAGCCCCCCCAACCACCTACGACCAATTCGACCAATTCGAGGACCCACTTGCATGACCGACCACGCCACCATCTACCAGCTCGGCTGGTACCTCAAGCGCACGCCAGGCCCCGGCCGCCGCGCTCTCGTTGGCTCCGAAGTGTTTGACAGTATCACCGATGCTTTTGCCAAGGCCGAGACCCTGTTAGGCGAGGGGTTCGAGGTGCGGATCCTGCCGATTCGGGGGAAGATATGAAACATTCTTTGAAGAATGATCCAGTTGATGATTATGTGAGTTTCTTGGACAAAAAAACTCACAGTGGTGCTAGTCATGGTTTTGAGCCATTGTGGATACCTTCTGAGCTTTTTGATTTTCAGCAAAGTCTCGTAACTTGGGCAATCCTTAAGGGCAGAGCGGCTATCTTTGCTGACTGCGGGCTGGGAAAAACTGCCATGCAACTTACCTGGGCTGAAAATGTGGTCCGTTACACCGAACTGCCGGTGCTAATCCTGACCCCTCTGGCCGTAGCAGCTCAGACCATCCGCGAGGGTGAAAAGTTCGGCATCGAATGCGCCCGGTCTTCTGATGGCGCAATTAACAGCCGGATTGTTATCGCCAACTACGAACGACTGGAACACTTTAACCCTGCCGACTTTGCCGGAGTGGTTTGCGATGAGTCCAGCATCCTCAAGAGTTTTGATGGTGCTCGACGTGGGCAGATCACCGAGTTCATGCGCAAGGTTCCTTATCGGCTGTTAGCCACCGCCACTGCCGCGCCAAATGACTTCATTGAGCTGGGTACCAGCAGTGAAGCTCTTGGCTACATGGGATACATGGACATGCTCGCTCGGTTCTTCAAGAACGACCAGAACAACTGCACTAGCCGGCGTCTGTACGGAGAGGCCCCTAAGTGGCGATTTAAGGGCCATGCCGAGCAACCCTTTTGGAGATGGGTCACCAGTTGGGCAAGGGCCTGCCGTCAACCTTCAGATCTTGGCTTTGATGATGGTCGGTTCATTTTGCCGCCGCTGAACGAGGTTGACCACCTGATCGAGACCATCACTGTCCCTGAAGGGATGTTGTTCGCCATGCCTGCCACCGACCTTCGGGAGCAGCGAGCCGAGAAAAAGCGCACCGTTCAGGAACGATGCGAGCAAGTGGCTGCCATGGTTGGCAATACCGGTCAGCCGGCGCTGGTGTGGTGCCACCTCAACGAAGAGGGTAACCTGCTGCAGCGGTTGATTCCCGATGCTGTTCAGGTATCAGGCTCCGACCGTGACGACGTGAAAGAAGCCCGGTTGATCGACTTCGCCGAAGGCCGATCTAGGGTGCTGATCACAAAACCGAAAATCGGTGCATGGGGCCTGAACTTCCAGCAGTGCAGCCACATCACTTATTTCCCGTCTCACAGCTTTGAGCAGTATTATCAATCCGTCCGACGCTGCTGGCGGTTTGGACAGAAGAATCCCGTGACCGTTGACATCATCCTTACCGAGGGCGAACTTCGAATCATGGAAAACCTGCAACGAAAGCGCGGCCAAGCTGAAAAAATGTTTGCCAGCCTGGTTTCCGAGATGAACAATTCACTGGCCATTGAAAAGGCCGCCTACCGAACCCAACCCATCACCATTCCATCATGGATGTCATCACCGATCGTTACGCCATCTACAATGGAGACTGTGTCGAAGTCATGCGCGGACTCCCTAGAGAATCCGTCCATTTCTCGATCTACTCGCCACCGTTTGCCGGCCTTTACGTTTACAGCTCCAACGAGCGAGACATAAGCAATTGCACCGACTACGATCAGTTCTTTGTCCACTATGGTTTCGTGGTTTCCGAGCTACACCGGCTAACCCTGCCGGGTCGGTTGACTGCTGTTCATTGCACTGATATCCCGACCGGCAACAGTGGCCAGGATGCCTTGATGGATCTGCCTGGAAAAATCATCGCGTTGCATGAAAAGGAAGGATGGCACTATGTCGCTCGCCACACCATATGGAAGGAGCCATTATGGGTGCGAAATCGCACCATGGTAAAGAACCTTGCCCACAAAACGATTGTTGACGACGCCGCTTTTGCAGGCGTGGCATCTGCTGACTACTTGCTAATTTTCCGCCGCAGTGGCGAGAATCGGATACCGATAGCAAACCACACGGGACTAGATCACTACGCCGGGGAGTGTCCGATCCCGCAAGATCTGCACCGCTACAAAGGGTGGAAAGGGAAGCAGACCGAAAACCGCTTCAGTCACTGGATCTGGCGGCGCTATGCGTCTTCCATTTGGGATGATATCAATATGGGACGAGTGCTTCCCTTTCGTGACGCCAAGGACCCCGATGACGAAAAACACGTTCACCCGCTGCAGCTGGATGTAATTGACCGCGCTATTTGCTTAAGGTCGAACATTGGAGAGACAGTGCTTACTCCATTCATGGGAGTTGGTAGCGAAGTGTATGGGGCTGTGTCGCTAGGTCGCCGTGGCATTGGTATCGAGCTAAAGAAACCTTACTTTAACCAAGCTATTAAAAATATGGAAATCGCCGTAGAAGATACCAGAAAGCCCGATCAAGGCGATTTGCTCGATGATATCGCCTTGGCAAGCATTGAAGATAGCTTTGCTTTTGCGGTGGATGATGCCATGATTCAAGGAGGGAAGCTATGACCACCCAAACCGCCTACGACGGCCTCACCGACGACGACTGGCACCTAATCCTCACCGCCAGACCCGCACTAGGCCGATGGACCCTCAGATTCGCATTCTCAACCCTTGGCGGTCGCACCAAGGAACGACATGCCGCATGGAATGGCCGTGGATGGGTTGAGGGGCTGTGGCGCCCCAAGCCCGACACCCAGACCCATGTCATTGCGATGGCTTGGTTGAAGGCTAATCCCGTGCCAGCGCCTGGGGCGGGAGTGAAGCTATGAGCACACTTGAGCAAACCATCTATACCGACCCGTCTATCGGCCTTACCGTCACCGACTGGGACTATGCCACCCTCAACGGGGAGTGGATAGTGCGGTTTCGCCGGCGCATTGATCAGCGCGTTCTCCTTGACCAAAACTGCTCTTGGAGCCCCCGAAGGGAAGGCGGCTGGAGTCACTACCACTGGCATCCCGTCAGCAGCCACCTGATTCCTCCGCCAGCACTGGCTGCCGTGGAAGAGTGGTTGGCTGTACAAACGCCCGCGTTGGGGGTGAAGCCATGAGCGCCGGTCCCCGCATCCCCCTGACCGAAGCCCTGGATATTGCCGCCAACACGCTGGCCATCCTGCGGCCCCACTGCCACAAAGCCGACCTTGCCGGCAGTGGTCGCCGCCAGCGCCCAACGATCGGCGACCTGGAGATCGTATGCCTGCCTGATCGCAGTCCCCTCGAGTCGACGCCGCTGTTTGCCGGTGGCTTTGCGCAGGCTATTGAGCAGTGGCCTGGGCTCAAGGGCAGCCCTGATGGCCGCTACACCCAGCGGCTGCTCCCTTCCGGTTTGAAGTTGGATCTGTTCATGCCTCACCCAGACGGCTACGGCCTGATTCTGGCCATCAGGACGGGCTCTGCCGACTGGTCGCATAAGCGGCTGGCTGCCGGCTGGAAGCGTGCCGGCTTCCACTCCGAAGGCGGTTTGCTGCGCCGCAATGACGGGTCAGTTGTCCCCTGCCGCACCGAACGGGAGTTGTTCGATGTGATCGGGCTGCCGTGGGTTGAGCCGGTGGACCGGGAGGTGGGCCCATGAGCACCCTTGCCTCCCTGCTACACCCGGCCTACGAACTCGCCACGGATTCTGGTAAGGAAATTGCAAATGGCGCCCAGCTGGTTGACTGCCAGTGGTGGCATCCGCAGTTTGGCTGTGATTCGTTGCAGTATGTGGTGGACAACGCCCGCCAGGTTTTGGCCCCAGAGGTCGCCATCCCTGCCGAGCAGTACCACGAGGATGACGGCCCGGTTCTCTGGTGGCGGTTTCCGGTTGTTGAGCCCCCATATGCCGGAACCCCCAACGACAGCGACTGGCCTGGCTATCACACCCACTTCACCCCGCTACCGCCATCCCCGGTGGCGCCGACCCAATCACCCAGCAAGGTCCCATGAGCGACACCCCGCACCTGCTTTCCGAAGTCGAAACTGACCCCGATCACGCCAAAGCCCTGGCCCGTGCGATCTGCCTAGAGCGATACCCACGGGAACGATCCGAAGGCTGGAGGGGCTGCCCAGACATTTGCGCAACGTGCCGCGCTGGTGCCGCGGCTGTAGTCCGGCTGCTAGCTGACCAGGTGGCTCCTATGCCTCTGCCAACGCGATTGCCAACGCCGATGTCTAGGGAGTGCATGCGCATTCGCGCCGAAATGATCGCCACCGCCATTGAGCTGGAAGGGGTCAATGGCTGACTCCACCCTCTCCGACCGACTGGCCCTGGCGGTGTGCCCCAACTCTTGTGCAGCACCTTGCACTCATTGCCGAGCGGCATCGGCCCGCCACGCTGCTGTCATCGCTCAGCTTCTGCGCGAGCGGCACGGTGGCAGCAGCACTACCGCCGACTGGCTTGATGGGGTTGGGTGTCACCCGCGTGGGGGGTCGCAACCGTGACCACCCCCAAGCAACCCGGCTGGGGCCTGCGCATCCTGGAAGTGCGCTCTACCAACGGCACTCCAGAGGCGTTGATCCTGCCCCCCAATCACGAAGCGCCCTACTGGACGGACCTCCGCCAGATCGCCCAGCACCAAGCCCGCGCTATCTACGAACCCATGACCCCCATCACAAAATGACCGCCACACCCGAGCAACAGAAAACCATTCTCCCAAACCACGGCCCGATCCACATTCCCAGCCCAGCCGGCCCGATCCCTGATTGGCGCATCCGCCAGCTTGCGGAGCAGGGCATGATCAGCCCGTTTGAGCCGGGGAAGATCCGGCAAGTGGAAGCGCATTCTTCCGTCGCCCCGTGGGACACCTGCAATCGCCCGGTCATCAGCTACGGCGCCAGCTCCTACGGCTACGATCTCACTCTCTCGCCTAAGGACTTCCGCATCTTCCGGCACGTCCCTGGCCTGATCGTTGACCCCAAGAACTTTGATGACCGCTGCCTGGCTCACGCAGAGCTGCACCACCATGAGGAGGATGGCGACTATTTCATCCTCCCTGGGCACACCTACAGCCTTGGGGCAGTAATCCCCTACCTCAAGCTCCCGCCCAACGTCACCGCCCAGTTTATCGGCAAGAGCACCTACGCCCGTTGTGGGATCATCGTCAACCTCACCCCAGGCGAAGCTGGCTGGGAAGGTTACCTGACCCTGGAAATCAGCAACTCATCCGGGGCTGACTGCCGCATCTACGCCAACGAGGGTATCTGCCAGGCGCTGTTCTACGAAGGGCTGCCATGTGACAACGCTTACGGCGAGGGCAAGTACCAAAAGCAGCCGGCAGGCGTGACATTGGCGAAAGTTTGACGGCTTGCTGCCTTTCATAAACTGCAGGAATGGCTTAGACTATGCACGACCGTAACGCCGCGTTATCGCCTGTGTCAGCCGGTGGCCGCCCATCCTTGCTGACAGCCGCCATGGTCAAAGGGGCTGGAA